AAATCAGCTTCGGCACCTTCAACATCAAACTTAAAATCAAGAGTATCTCCTCTATTCATATATATATTATCGTATTCCATTTTATTTCCTCCTCTATATCCATCTTGAATAGTTTTTAATATCTATTTCTGATATTGTTCCAGTCCAAGAAATGGTATTAATTCCTTTTTTTAAATATAAATTTTCATAATTTCCAGTTGCTTTTCGATTCATTAAAACTTTAGTTGATGGATTATAAGCTTCTAATTTATCTGTATCTATCTCTATCGTTTCATTATCTAATGTTAAAACAATTACTTCTTCTTCATTCAAAGATAAATTTATAGTTCCATCACCTGTTATTGTAATAGTTGGTTTAGAATAAACATTACCATTGTTTTTAATAGACAATTCATTTTCTGATAAATTATTAAATATCTTCTTTTCTTCAATTGTGGAGAACTTAAAAGGTTGACAATGAAATGTTATTTTTGCTTTTCTAAATTTTAATAGTTCCTCAAAGTCAATTTTATTTAAAAGTGAAAATTTATAATATTTATCTGGCTCGTTAGAAAATGTTATTATTCCATCTTGATTAAAAAAAGTTATTATTTCGTCAAGATCATATAAACCAAATAAACCAATTTCAAGTTCCTTATCATATGCACTATAACCCAGAGTAGTAATAATATCTCCATCTCTGCCATCAATCTCTTCTATCGTTGCTCTTTTACTTGGCTTTGATATATCTGGAAGTTTACTGATATATAATCCTGTTAATTCTAACGAATTTTTATTATTAATTGTTACATAATATCTCATAAAAACCTCCTAACTATATATTTCATCTGTTACTTTTTTAATAACAAATTTACCAACTGGATCTTCATCTAGTTCCACTGTCATTCCAGCTAGTGCCTCTTTAACTGCTTGGGCTAACATATTGTAATTAGATTCATAAGTTACATTTGGATTAATTACTGGATTAATTGAATTTTTAACACTTGTATTTAATCCTTTCATAGCCATATCAACATTAGATAAAACAGAATCAAATGATAAACCATTTGACATTGTGCTAGATAAATCATCAACTGCACTTTGAACTAAATGGGTACTCTTTTTAATTCCAGATGCTAATCCTTCAACAAAGTCTGGCATCCATTCTTCATAATCTCTCAATGGTCCTACATCTGGCCTAGAGAAGTGTAAGAAATTTTTAATCTTATTAGCTATACCTTTTACAGCATCACCAACTTTTCCAATCATACCTTTTATACCATTAACTAATCCCTGAATCATATCTTTACCCCAATTAACCATTTGACCAGGAAGATTTTTAATTCCATTTATTATAGTTGAAACTACATTTCCGATAGTTGATCCTAATGTTCCTAGCATAGATGAAATACCTTTAATTAACGTGGCAATTACTTCTCCACCTCTTTCTAGATATTGAGGTAATGCTTTAATTAAACCATTAATTATAGCCATTGTAATTTTAGGAATCATTGCTACTAATTTAGGAAGAGATACTATTAATCCGTTAATTAAAGCAATCATTATTTCGATTGCAGCATTAATAATTAATGGTAAATTTTCTATTAATACTTCTACTATTGTTTCAATAATTGTTGGTAGCATATCTATCAACATAGGGATTGCATCTACTATACCTTGAATTAAACTGATTAATAATTGGATTCCAGCTTCAATAATCTGTGGAAGATTATCTAATAATGTTTGAACAATAGTCATAATACAATCAATTATCGTTGGAATAAGAGTTGGTATGCTTTCTGCTATTCCTTTAGCAAGTGCTACTATCAAAGTTAATCCTGCTTGAATTATCTTAGGTAGATTAGTAGCTATAAACTCTACAGCCTTATTAATTAACATGGTAATAGTTTGTTGTAAGCCATCAGTATTTTGAGTTAACAAATTTAATAAACTATCAATCATATTAGTGATTGCATCTAACAACTGTGGTATTAACGTAACTAACATTGTTCCTATTTGTGGTACTAGTGTTTCTACTAAAGAAACAATTCCATTTAAAATATTTGGAGCCAATTTAGTTATTGCATCACCTATATTTTTTAAAACATTAGAAATAGATTCTGCAAGTGCTTCTGGACTACCACTGCCATTCAAGAAATTGTCAAATGCTGCTTTCATAGCACTTACTGATCCACTAATTGTTTTTTCTGCTTCTTGAGCAGTTGTACCAGTAACACCTAAATTTTCTTGAATAGCATGAATTGCATTATAAACATCATTAAGATTTGAAATGTCATATTGTACTCCAGTTAATTTTTCTGCATCAGAAAGCAGTCTTTCCATTTCAGATTTTGTTCCACCATATCCTAATTTTAGATTATCTAACATAGTGTAATTTTGCTTAGCAAATCCTTGATATGCATTTTGAATAGACTGCATATCTGTACCAAACTTATTAGCATTATCAGACATATCTTTAAAAGCCATATCTGCTGTTTTAGCTGCTTCTTCTGTATTTCCTCCTACTGATTGTAATAAAGAAGCTGCAAATGATGTAACGCCTTCCATATATTCATTGGCTGATACACCTGCTGTCTTATATGCTTGCTCTGCATTTTGTATTACTGTTTTTGCACTATCACCAAAAAGAGTTTCTACACCTCCAATAGATTGTTCTAATGAGGAATAAGACTTGACTCCTGCTGCAACAATTCCAGCTAATGCACCACCGACAACTGCACTTACTTCGGCCATTTTTTTTGCTACTGTTGCTGCTACATCTCCAACTTTTTTTAATCCTTCCTTTAAACCATCTAAATTTATTCCTGAAGATGTTTTCAATTCTTTATTTAGCTTATTAAGAGCAGATTCGCTTTTGGCTATTTCTACACTTAAAGCTCGATAGTTTTCTTTTTGTTCATCGGTTAGAGAATTATAGTTTCCCATTTGCCTTTGAGCTTCTTTTAAAGTATTCAATCTTTCAGTAGTTGCTGCAATGTTCTTTTTTAAAACATCTTGTTTTTGTGCCAATAATTCAGTATTTTTAGGATCTAATTTTAATGCTTGATTTAAAGATTTTAATTCAGTATTGGTTTTATATACAACACTGTCTACATCTTTCAAAGCATTTTGTAATTTAGTAGTATTACCACCAATTTCAATAGTAATACCTTTAATATTTTTTGATGCCATATAATCCTCCTTCTTTTGAATACTAAAAAAACTACCCTAATGAGTAGTTTTTGTACTACTCAAAAGAGTAGTTCTTTTTATGCAGATGGAGTTTTTTCATAAACAGATTCAAAGAATGCATCATATGCAGTCTTATTAGCAACTGTTGGAGCTAATTCTGTCTTAACTTGTCCATCTGTAGGTCTTGCAGATGCAGTTATATTTAAAGTTTCAGTAACAGGCTCTTTTGACTTTTCTCTAGTTTTAGAAGCTACAGAAGGTCTTGAAGCATTAACATTATAATACCAATACTTTCTATTTTCAGCATCTCCATCAATTTGGAATCCTAAAGCAAAATCATTTACTTTATCATCTTTATTTTCAAATAATGCACCATTTGCATCAGTAGTAAGTCCTAGAATTTTTGTTTTAAATTCATCTGGCACTAATGCAAGTTCCAAAGATCCAGAATAACCATCATTGCCTCTATCTTTAAAATAAGATGTATTATCTGCATGAAAATCAACTTCTTCTCCTGATGGATCCAAAGTTAAAGTTACTGCTCCTGGAATAGCAAATACTGTGTCATATGTAATTTCATTATTTGCACCATAAATAATCTTAGCAATATGAACATTACTAAGACCAAACTTTACTTTATTCATAATTTCCTCCTATATTTCATAATAATTGTGATATATTTTTTCATCACTATCCCATACTTCATCACCAATATCGTATGGAATATTGTTAGAATCTAATAGTTCTTCAAGTTTTTTCTGTAATGCAATATCTTTTTTAATGGTTACCATTTCTATTTCAAAACTATAATCTCTATAATAAGTTTTCCCATCTGCTTTGAAAGTATCTTCTGGAATCTCTCTATAAGCAATAAATGGTGGCTCTATATTCTTATTTGTAGCGAAATGATCATATGCTACAGGTATTTCTAATTGACATAATAAATCGTATATTTTTTTATGCATTTTGTATTACCTCTTCTACCTTTCTCTCATATTCATTAATACAAGTATCTTCTACTGGCTTAATATGCACATTAGGTTTAGTGATTCCACCATTCCTGGTTAAATGTGGCTTTTCCAATAGATGTGTTAATTGATAATCAGTTGCATTGTGAATAATAACATTAACTGATCCAAAACTCTTTTCTGTTTTAGTTCTCCATCCTTTGGCATATTTACCTTTATGGGATGTCTTTTTTTTATTAACTGGTGATGTCTTTTTCAGAGTAGAAGCACCTTTTTTAGCTACTTCTACTGCTGAATCTTCTATTCCTTCCTGAATATCTTTAGAATAATCATCCAGAATAGATACGACATCTAAAATGCTATTATTATTCATTTATACCAATTTGTCTTTCACAAACTAAAACAATATCATTTTTGTTTTTAGGATCAACAGTTCTTATTATTTTATATCTCTTATCATTCCAAAATAATTCTTCCTCATCGTGATAATTTAGTCTTTTTATAACAAATTCCACTGATGGAGAAAGCCCTATTTGAGTAGCATTATAAAATTCATTTGTTCTAACACTTTGCTTTTTTGCATAGCATTTAAAACGTGTTTCAAAATTAGATGATATATTATTACCTATATCATCTAATTCAACACTTCTACGCATTAGATAAATAATTTCAGTGTACTCCATCTTCAACCTCACTGATTTCTGGATTAGAATGATATTCATTATAATGTCTCAATGCATCTTTTTGAGATAAATAACTGTTAGCATACATTTCACTATTATCTACATCTAAGTTAGATAATGCATATGTATTAATTGCTTGACGAACTAAAGGATCTACTTCTTTATCTAAAAAGCTATCGGCTATGCCAACAGCTTTTAAATCTTTTTTCGCTGCTGCGATAAGATTTTTTATTGTATCATCAAACTCATCATGGTTAATACCTTGAGCTTTTTTTATATCTTCTAGCATAGCCTACTCATACCTTCTTTCTAACAATTAAGCAGATGGTAAATTAGCAGTTGTACCTTTTTTGAAGTATCCTGGTTTTGGTTTACCATCATAGATAGCATAAGCACCATAAGTTACTTTTCTACCTTTAACAGTTCTTTCTTTATCAAGTCTTACAGGAGTATTTTCATTTAAGATATAATATCTTGCATTTCCTGCAAGGATATCTTTTTCTTTTAAATATGGATCAACTTCTACATTAAATCCACTTACTTTTGGAAGACCAGCTAAATATGGATAATTTCCATTATTATCTTTGTAAGAAATAATGTCTAAATTAACAGCTGATGAAATATATACATTAGCACCAATTTTTGCATCTTCTGATAATGCTCCATATGTATTTAATACACGTGCAATTGAATCATCTCCTGTTTGTACTGGAGTTTCTCCATAGATTGCACCAGTTGGCATATTAGATCCTGTACCATAAATAGTAGCAGTAATTAAAGTTTTAGCCATTTTATTGAATAATTCATCAATGATAAAGTCAATAAATGAATCAACAGCCATTTCCTCTAATTTCCATGTAATAACTACATCTTTAGCTAACTCCCAACCAGTTAATTGAAGGTTTTTATATTCTTGACCTTCGTTCTTAGTTTCAGTTGTTTCAGCATACCAATTAGCATCATCTGCCTCAAATAAGTATGGTAAATCAACATTACCTTGAACAGCTAATTTTCTAATGTCTCTAAAGAATGGTGAAGCCTTTTCCATTAACTCCATTAATTCCATTCTGACACTTGTTGGAATAAATAATCCACCATTATTAATTCCTTGTGTATCTGCATCAGAAGCTACAAATTCTGTTGCAGTTGTAGTAATGGCATCTCCTAAAGCTCTTTTTTCTTCTGCAGTGAATTTATCATCTGATAAACCCATTACTTTTTTAGCCCAAGCAGTACGATACTCTGGACTAGATAAATTATACTTTCTTTCTTCGTTCATATTCTTTTCCTCCATTTTTTTTGCTTTTACTGCTGATTTTTCTTCTACAGCAGAAGCTTCTTTTTCATTTTTATTATGTTCTGAAATTAATTCAGACTCTTCTTTTAGAGCAGTTGCTTCTTGATCTAACGAATCAACTTCTTTTTCTAATTCTTCAACTTTGTTGACATCTTCAACTGTTTCCAATTCAGATCTAATTTCAGTCTTACGTTTATCTATTTCAGCCTTACGTTGCTCTATTTCTTGTAATCTATTCATATAGACCTCCTCATATTTTTTAGTTCTTTTTGGCCTCCTAAATTCCATCTAAAAATACTTCTCCAAGTATTTATTAAAACGACTTAGTTAGTCTCCACCAACAAAAAAGGAACTCTCCAGTTCCTTTCCCATAATCGCATTAACCTAATTTTGATATTAGTCTTTCTTTTGCCTTTTTTAAGGCTTCTTTAGCTTCATATTCTTTTCTAAGTTCAGCTCTTCTCTTTAAGAAATCATCAGATATATTTCTAGCAACAGATACATCAGTTCCATTATAAAATGGTTGATCTACTACAGATACATCAAATAATTTACCAATTTTGGTAATTGTTCTTGTGTCTGACTCATAATCATACTCATCTTCTTCTACAGTGAAACCAAAACTTTGCTTATCAATCAATTGTGTTTTAATTGCATTAAATATATTTCTATGATCTGATATATCTTCTTGTAAAAATGCATCAATACTTAAACCAGTCCCATCTGTGTCGAGTTTTAATGATTTATTTCTTGTTCTTGCCAATATAATAAAACTATCATTATGATTATATCTCAAAACAACATCTGACATATCAGCTTCATCAAAAGCAGTTGGAGCAATAACTTCTGTATATCCATAATAAGTTTCTGGACTATTAAAAACTACTGCATATCCTTTTATTTCCATTTTATTGTCTTCTGCTTCTGATGCTCTTAATTGAATATCTAGTTTTCTAATTTCCTTCTCCTTCATTTTCTTCATCTCCCTCCTCATTTTCATCATTAGAATCATCAATATTATTATTTTGCTGATGATTCTGATCAATTAATATCTTTTGGCCTTCTCCATCTGGAAGAGGGGCCATATTAAACACTTCTCTTAACTCGTCAACATAAAAGATATTACCTCCATATCTTAATATTTCGATTTTTGTCTTATTAGAAGCATATTGTAATCTATTACTCTCAAATATTATTTCATGGCCATAATTCTTTTCTGTTGGAGTGAAAATCTTGTCAGTAAATTCTAATGACATTTGAATACCAATTGGCTCTAATACAGACTCATAAAAAGCATTCCATTCATCTTCATTGTATTTTGATTGAATAATGTTTTCATTTAAACCAAAATAAGAAAGTATCTTGTTATCAATACTTTTTGCTTGTTCTGCTGTCGCTACTGTCGGCTTTAACTCAACAGGATCGAAAGTTGTTGTTGCATCTAATCCACCAATACCAGTAGTATTATCTGCATCCATAAAATCTTTAACAAATTGGTCTCTCATCTTTTTTACATCTTCTGGTTTTAAAATTGACTTAGTTGATTTTAAAATACCTCTAATGCTTTGAGTAGTTTTTATTGCGTTTATGATACCTTCATCTAATACGTGTTTAAATGAAAGCACTTTTACCAATGGTCTTTGACTACCTCCGACCAGTCCATCTAAATCATTGAATCTAGTTAAATGAATACAATCTGAATAAGGCACAAATCTTTCTTTTTTTCTTCCAAATTTGAATTTAACCCATATTTTACCTTGATATTCATAAAATTTACCTTCACTAAAATCTAATGGATATAATCCTGTTAGTTTATAGTTTTCATCTCGTTGAACATATATAATAGAATCGTTATAAAAAAACAAATTTGAAACAACTTGATAATAGAATTTATATGCATTTTGTAATTCATTTGGCTTTTTAGCAACATAATTTGAAATTTTATCCTGTTCTCTTCTTTTCTTTCCAGCAAAATCACTTAAATGTACAGGATGCATTTTTGCTGCATTTCTAGCAATCGTATCAACACAAGTTATTACATCTGGATCATTTACAAAATCTCCGTTGTATCTTGTAAAAACTGCTTTTCTACCATCAATAATCTCTATTTCTGTTGAAGTAGAAGGTTGCTTTGTATTAGAATTATTACCAAATATATTCTTAAAAATACTTCTCCATTCCATATTAAACCTCCTCATTAATATAATTTAAAAATTCTTGTTGCTTATTTACATACAGCACATAAGCATCCATTAAACTTGCAGCACCATCAATTCTTTGACGTGCTTTTTCTTTTGATAACATAATATTTTCGTTATCATCAACTTTTACAACAACATTTGATAAATTCCATTTTAGAATCGGATTATTGTTGTAATTTATTTTTTTATCCATTAAATCTGCTTTCATTTGTTTTAATGGGGCAGATTCTGTTTTATATCCTTGTCTTATTTCAACCATATCAAAACCATTTTCTATCATTTCATCACACCAAAATTGTGCGTTCCACGAATCATATCCTACCCACAATGGTCTTAAATCAAATTCTTGAACTTGCTCCAAAAACCATAGTGTTACATCATGATAGTCGATTTTTGATGTTCCTGATAATCTTACTAATCCTGCTGCTAACCATTTATCATATGGAATTTTATCTTCAATTACTTTTTTTTCTAGTAAATTAGTAGGAATCCAATACATTTGCTTAACTCTTATTTCACCTTTTACTACTCCAAGTATTGTTGCAGAAGTTAAGTCAGTTGTACTGGATAAATCACATCCTCCAATACAATAACTATCTTTCCATTCTTTATATACTTTTTCATTATTAAGATCATCAAAAGTTAGCCATGAATTTAAAGAATTTTGTCTAACATTAAAATCCTTACATAGTAAATTAACTAATTCTATTGGATTGTTTTTTGCTCTTTGAACTTTTTCTCTTAGATTTTTTATTGATTTTATTCTTCCTAAAGATGGGTTTGCTTTAAACCAACATTCTTCATCAGTCCACTCATTTTCGTTATCCAATTCATAAATAACAGGCAATAGTGTTTCATCTTCAATTGTTCCATCTATTACCTGGGAATCATAATCGTATTCTATGTCAAATACATTTTCTCTTACAGTTCCCATAGTAGATGTTTCTAAATATATTGGTTGAGTTCTTGCCCCCATTGAATCATAGGTAACATCTAATAAATTCTTATCTTTCCATGCATGGACCTCATCAGCTATTACCAAGTGAGCATTTAATCCATCCAATGAATTAGAATCACTTGATAAAGCTCTAAAACTAGAATCATTATCATCATAATAAATTCCACCGATTAGACATCTTATTCTTTTGGCTAATGCTGGACTCTTTTTAACCATTTTTTTTGATTCTTCCCAAACAATTTTTGCTTGTTCTTTCTTTGTCGCAACAGAATAAATTTCTGCTCCACCTTCTCCATCTTTTGTAAGCATATATAATGCAATACCTGAATCTAAAACAGATTTACCATTTTTTCTAGCTACGAATAATACAGCTTTTTTGTACTTTCTCAAGCCTGTATCTTTATCTACAAATCCAAACAAGGATTGTAAAAATGCTTTTTGAAATAGTTCTAGTTTCAAAGGTTTACCATTCCAAATACCTTTTGATTGGCGACAATACTTTTCAATAAAATGAATACATCTTAGACTTTTTCTTTCATCAAAAATATAAGTATGGGTTTCATTTTCACCTGTTGCCTTATTAAAAAAAGAAACCGTTTTTGGTTTCTTTAAATCCATGACTAGCCTTTGATAAATTGTCTTGACTTTCTTACAGACTTTATTGGGGTTTTTCTCAATCCACTTGTAATATTCTTCTATATATGTCATAGATCATCATTGTCAAAGTCATCAATATTACCTGATCCAGAATCTGGTAATAAGTCATTTACTTGTTTGACTGTGGATTGATAATTTTTAACCAAAGAATTATACTGCACTAAAGCTGGATTAGCTCTTTCAACAAAGTATTTACCTTGATCCATTAGAGTGACTACACCTTTACTTTTAATCTCTTTTTGAAGTTTATTAATTGTTGTTTTCATAAACTCTAATTCTTTGACTAAAGATAATCCTAGCATTCCCTTATCGTCATCCATTTTATTGAAAGTAGTTTTTAATTTTTTAAAATTAACTGGCTTGATTTTATCCATTTTATCCTCCTTTCAGCAAAGATGGGGGGATATGCACGATTATGAGCAATTTTTGAAGGCTCTGGCCTCGGTTTCTCATATGGCACTGTGCTATCTTATATAGCCCCCCTTATCTTAAAATTAAATTACCTTGCTCATCGAAAGTATATTCACTTCTAGTAACTTGATCTTGATGATGTTCAAGTTCATGACATTCTTTGCAAATTCCTTCTAAATTATTTTCATTTAAAGCAATAGCATCATCATAAACGTTCTCATTATCTAAGTATATTTTATGATGAACTATCCCAGTTCTTCTTTTTTCTTTAGGTAGATAATCACTTAATCCATTTACATACACTGGCTTATGACATCTATTGCATAATAGATGTTGTTTAATCCATATATTATTCTTTACTTGCTTCCATGCTTTGGAATTGTAAAAGCTTTTTCTTACACCATAGCTCATTATTTAACTGCTTTTTCTACTTTTTTTGTAGGCTTTGTTGCTTGTTCTTTCTTCTCTTCTTTAACAACTCCAAGCTCTTCTATTAAGTTAAGTTCTAATAACTTATCTGCACGTTCTCTAGTTATGACTCTCTCATAATTAGGATCTTCTGGATTAGCTCTAATAATAGTATCTAACTCTAAATCAAAGTAATCTCTTATACATCTAACTTTAACTTTCATATTCTTTTCCTCCTTCCAAGTGCTTTTCCCTGGAGCTAATATCTTGCTCCAATCATCTTCTGGTGGAACGTATTTAAAAGGAGATGCTTTCCTCTCAAACATCTCCTTTACTATTTCATCTACGTTATTCATATCCCAATCACATTCTAATCTCATATTATCATTAATAGGTAATTCCTTACATATGGTTAATGGAGTAGTTACACATGGTACTCCATATGACCATGCTTCATTAATTGTATAACAGTATGTTTCCATATCATTAGATAATTGAATAACATAATCAGCCATTGATATGTATGGTCTTACATCGACTCTAGGAGTCATTAGTGTAACATTTTTTGATTTAATTGTGAAATTAACTGGATTAGAAAATATTAAAAACAGATAATGTCTACCTGTTTTTTCACAATACTTATCTAATGAATCAATTAATTGTAGTGTCCTTTTTCCACCTTTAACCTCATCATCCAATCTTCCAGCACTAACTAATATTAGTACTTTTTCTTTTGGCTCAATTGTCAATGGATTATAACACTTTTTTGTTTTAATATCCATTCCTAGTTTCTTACCATATTCATCTAATTTAGATGCAGCAAAATTAGATACTCCAATAAAATCATCTAATCTTCTATCGGTAATCGGTGGCCTATAACCTATTTCTTCATAATTAGCATGAGAAACAAATGTATTTTTCTTTGAAATAACATCATCCATCATATCAATATTAAAATTATAAAAGGCTTTTTCACATTCCACCACTTCTCCTGGAATATGCTTTTTACATCTTACATATTTTCTTAATCTTGCTAATTGATCAATGTTTGCTTCATCATAGAAAACTGTAATATCCCAATCTTCATATTTTTTAGCTATTTCATAAAGAAATTGTTCTGTTCCACCTATTCTACTAATTTTTTTAAAATAAAATATGTTTTGCATACTAACACTCCTATCAGAAATATTTGTCAATATCTTCTTGAGTTGCTTCCCTAGTATCAGATTCATTATTATCGACACTGCTAATTAAAACATTTAATAAAGAGACAAAAGTCATATCTTTCATCTCTTCTATCGTAATTCCTAATCTTTTTGCTAAAGCGACAACTTCAAATTCATCTATTGGTTTTTCATTATTTGCTTTGTGGGGAAGTTCTTTTATTTCCCCCTGATATGGGTGCTTGTGCAAGATCAACAACATCACTAATCCAGTCTGTATCTTCAAATAAATTAGTTATGGATTTTAAGAAATCTTCAAATGAAGATACCTGGTTTTTATCATTTTCTTGAATCATTGTATAAGCAATTCTTAATAATATTTCTACAACATCATCATATTTTGATAACAACACATCTGTTTTTGCATTTTTTAGTTTTGTGATTTCTTTTAAATCATCTAACAACTTTCTTCCAGTTTCATTTTTATATGCGAATTGAGTATATGCACTGGATTGCATTACATACTCTTTTCCACTTATCTTAACACTTTTTATCATATTCTTCTCCTTCTAATCTGCTATTTCTACTAATGGTCCACAATCCATTCTGAATTGTACTCCATCAGCTTCTAATATTGCTACTCCATTTGGAGTATCATTGGTAGGATCTTCTACATCTATAACTGTAAATATCTTATCGCAGATAAAATATTCTCCTACATTTATATTATCACTATCATAATTTGCTCTTTCTTTATCTGATTGACATTCTCCTAATGGTCCACATGGAATCCAATCGTTTTCTCCTACAGGAGAGCCATAACATAAATCGTAGCAGCCTACTGCTCCATTCTTGTATTTTCCACCAGGTAATTTAATCTCATTTATCTTAAATACTCCATTAATCATAACTTTGGATCCTTTATGAAGTATCTGATCAGGTCCAGTACTACCTCCACCTCCACCTGATCCAGAATAATCTATAAATTTACATTTACCATGTGAAGTCCATGTTCTTGTAGCATATCCACTTTTTGCTCCAATATTACCTACTGCAGTAATTTGAACTTTATCCTGAAATGCAGGAGTACATTCTACTGCAAGACCATCACCAATATATACACCAATATGGCCATCTAACCATACAAATTCTCCTGGTACTATATTACTAAAATCACTTGATTGATTATAGCAACAATCCCAGAACATACCATTTGCGTTTGTATCAGGAACTCCATTAGAAGCATATACTGCTCCACCATATGTTTTATTAAGATTTCCATTCCATCCCCATAAAACACCTTTAATAAGATTTACACAGTCAAAACCAAATGTATCAGAACTTGCTGCATTGATTTTGTTTCTTCTACTTGGTTGTCTATTATAATCACAATTGTTAGTATATCTTTG